TTTTTACCTACATTGAAGTCAAAACCTTTGAATTCATTAGTAAAGTAATCATTTGTTTTTGATTTAAAGTCCGAGTGCTGTTGCTCAGCTATTCTCTGATCTTCTTGGTATCGGTTGAAAAACTCTGTTGCTTTTTGTTGTTCCTGAGTAACGCCGGGTCTCAACTTGATTTCGTCGTAATATTTACTCTTGGTTTTTTCCAAAAAGCTTTTAGCTTTTCCAACTTCTTCTTTAAACGCAATTTTCTTTTTGCGTATATCTCTTTCCTCATCTATGTCTTCATCATAATCGTAGTCTTCTAATAGTAGGCTAACGTCATCTGATTCTAGATAAGGTTTTGTTTGTTTGTAATATTCTTTTAATAATGTTTTATCATCAACACTTGAGTAGTCCGCGTTTAATCTAACGTAGTCTTCTACTGATCCGCCTGTCTCTTCCATGAAAGTAACAAGTTTATCTATATTTTCAGGTAGTACTCTTTGTTCTGCTACTGGCTGAGGTTGTTGTTCAACAACTTCTTCAGTCTTTTGAGTAGGTTCTTCGTCTACAATTTCTATAATACCATCTTTTTGTTCAACTTCAGGTGTATCATTTACAACTACAACAGGTTCTTCAGTTGCATCTTCTTTAACTTCCGGTATTACCACTTTAGCAACTTCTTCAGCTACTGGTTCTTTTACTTCATCTATATTGACCTTTATAGGTTCATTAGATTGATTGCCTAATTTTTTAGGACTTGTTTTCTTGGATTTAATTTTAAAATCCCCTTCTTGCTTTACTTCTGACATAATATAATATAATTAAATAATTGTTTATTAGCTAGGACCAAATTTATCTATATCAAAACCACTTAGATTATCATTACCAGCTGATTCAAAATCCGTAGGTAGTAAATCATTTTGTCTTTGATTTATTAATTCAGATTGTTGTGTTCCTTGTATTTTAACACGCTTGTCTTTCCTATCTTCTTTGTTGTTCTCTTTACTCATAAGTGCATCAGACTGAGCTTTAGCTAGTTGTAATTGATACTGAAACTCTTCAGCCATTAACTCTCTCTTTATTTGAGCCTCTGTTTGCATTCTTTGAATTTCAAACTGTGACTTAGCTTGCTCTAGACTTACCTTTTCTTGAGTAAGGGCTTGTTGCTTTTGTAGATCAGCCATAGCCGCTTTTTCAGCTGACTCAGCGTTTGCTTGCGCTTGAGCTTGAATGTTAGCTTGCTGCTGTTCTTGTTCTCTTTTTATTTTTTGACTTTGCCTCATCTTCAAAAACTGATTGGCTAGTTTTATATTTTTAATATCCCTAATATCAATAGCGTCTGATAAAGCAATTGCTTGCGTTTGCAAAGCTACTTGTATGTTTTGTTCTAATAAAGCTTTTTCTTCATCTTCTGGCTCTAACTCTAAATAAATACCAAAATCATGTAACTGCAGGTTAATCAACTCCTCAAGAGTTTTAGTGTTAAATGTGCTTATAGCATTTGTTAGAGCATTTTCTGTTAAAGGGTTTTCAATGACATCAGCTACTTTTAAACTTATATTTTCACAAGTTCTAATTGTTAAGTACAGTAAAGAATCTAGTACGTGTTTAGTTGCAATGTTAGAAGCGTTAGCTGCCATTTTCTGCAAACCTAATAAAGAATCTTTATTTGGAGCGCTACCGTCTCTCGCTTCATTTAGCCCGGTTACATCCCTTATCATTTGTAGATAATACTGATATGTACCAATTAAACTTTGTATTTTTCCTTGACCACTTGAAGACGACAGCTCTTGCACGGGTACTTTACCTCTATTTAATTCACCGTCTTGAGTCAATGATCTACCCACAACAGAACCCGTTTGAAAGTACATGTTCAATGCCTCAGCTGGATTATATGTTGTACCATTACCTAAATCAACTTCAGCTAAACCATCCATATCTAAGAATACACCGTCTGGCACTATTCTAGACATCACTTGCTGTAATTTAAGATGCGTTATCTGTATCATATCAGCAAAGCTAGTAATTTTACTAACTATAGATTCTATACGTCCTTTGTACATTCTAGGTGCAGATATACAGTAATTCATCATTACCTTTGTAGTATCAGCCGTGGGTCTGGTCATATTTTGAGCCAACTTCCACTCTAGCATTATGTTCGTACCTAATACTTTTGCGCCAGTATATAAAACTTCTATTGTTCTAGATATTCTGTCAAAGTTATCGTTAACTGGTGGATTAAATGTGTCAGGCTTTTCTAACGTTTTTTCTAACCCTTGGTCTGTTTTCTTTATTTTAAATACCTGATCTGAGTATGTTTTGTATTCAAAGTATAAAACTTGAATAGTATTTTCATCGTAATTACCCCAGTTAGTTACATACTGAGAATTACCAGGCATGTCCTGTATTTTTTCTAATTCAGCTGTTGATAAATTTGGGAATTGCTTTTTAAGCTCTGATAAAGAAATTGATTTTACTTCACCTACGTAATATATATCCTCAAAGTTTGGATCCTCTGTGTATGAATAAATCATATTAGCAGGATCAACATAGTCAGTAACTATACCCTCAGACTTGTTGAACGAGGTTTTAACAGCTCCAATACCTATAGTTGTTAAATCTTGAGCTAATCTTTTCTTTGTTTCATCGTACTTATTAAACGAAAGAACGTTATTTATAACCTCTTCTTCTGCAATCTCCACGTTTTGTTTATATGTCATTTGCATGTGTATATCCAACTCTTCTTTGCTTTGAGGTAAAGCTTCTAAGTCGCCTGTCATTGAAAAGTCCATGCCTAAGTTTTGCTGTATATTTTGCAAAGCTTCTTTAGTATTCATATCTCTTTCAACAGCGGCAGCGTAATCAGTTCTGCTTTTTACAGAAAATGGATCTTGAGCAAAAGCACTTATTTCATAAGTCTTATTAGACATTCCATTTACAACAATATCAACAAACTTTGATATAACTGGTATTGGTTTCCAGTCTAAATTAAGATAAGACAAATCACCGTTTATGGATAATTCATCTTTGTACTTTTGTATTGACTGCTCTCCTCTTGCATATAAACGCAGTGAATGAAAGCTATTCCAATTGTTTAAGTATCTATTACCATTACCTCTTCCTTGATTGAACCATTCTTGTTCAATAGCTCTAGAGACTTGTAAGCCGTAATCATAACTGGCTTTTACTTCGTCGCTAACAACCTGGTTAGGGAAAGAACTATCGGTATTTGTTTGTATTTTCATTTATCTTAATATTTTAGACGTAGAACCTCTATTGTCATATCTTTTAATTCCTAAATCGTAAACCTTTTTTTGCACTGGACTAACCGGTGAGTATAGGTTTTTATTACAAGCCATTATCGCTAAACCTGAACTTATAGAAGCATCATGTTTTGTTCTGTTGTTTATATTAAACTTACCCCAGTCTTCTAATGTTCTTTGAAAATACATATCTCCATAACCAGCTTCTGTTCGTCCAACACAAGTTTCTATATATGATTCTATAGCTGCAGCGTGTGCTTGCTTTATATCTTCACTGGAGTTTGGTATACCACCTATTTCTCTTTCAGTTACAGATAATTTGTTTAATCTTTTATCAGGTCTGTTCATTGAAAAACCTCTATAGCCTCTTCTTTTAAAATGATACAGTAATCTAGGTTTGTTATTTTCCGCAAGTAATGGCATACCGTAAAACACGCAAGCCATCAATACATCTTCAAAAAATATCTCAGCAGTTTGAGGTCTAGCTATATACTCTAAAAAGAATCTATTAGGTGGAACATCTTCCATACTAAACTTAGTTAAACCGTGCAAGGCTCCGTTAGAACCTCTTTTGTCAACTGTACCTGATATATCGTAGCTATCACATCCGAAAGCACCACAGTGATCGTTACCTGGATATTTCGTATTACCTTTTACTACAACCCTGTTTTGCATATGCACAGAAGGAACCCAACTAATATTGAACCTACCGTTTTTATTTGGTACAAATATTACCTTAGTGTCTTTTATACCGTTTTCCCACATAAAACTTCCAGTGGTTATTATCGATGTATTTCTAAGGTCTTCGTTATAATCTATTTGTTCGTATATCTTTGTTAGGTTAAACAGAGATTGTTTTGCTTCATCTCTAAAAGCGTGTTGCTCTGTTCTTGGAAACTGACGATAGTATTCATTTAAACCATCTTGATCTCCTTTTAATCCTTCAACTTCATTGGTCCAGTATTCAATTACACCCTGTTTTATAGGTGATCCGTCGGGCCCTTCAGCTGGTTTTTTTGGCGTTTCAAATACAGGAAATCCATAAGAATCAATGTAGCCTTCGTAGTTCCATTCCATAGGAATGAACAAGCTATAGAGTCCCGAACGAGTCTGTCCATTTGCATTTCTTTTTGTTGCGTCGGAGTCATAATATAGTTTTTTAAAGTTCTCGCCACCTTTATCTAAAGCATTTGATGTTGAACCCATCATACACTTACCTATAATTTTTGAACCTAATCTCAAACAAGTTTTTGTAACTCTCCAGTTATTTAATATGTTTGTAGGTCTTTCCCATTTACCACTTTCATCGTGGACCAATAGTTTTAATTTTTCACCGTCGTACGAGTTGTCCCCGGTGTTCTTCCAGTCGATCGTTGTATCGAGCCCGGTGATCTCTTGTAACTTCTCATTGGTGTCAAGCTTTTTTCTAGTAAATTTTGACGCGGGTACCCTGTACGCAAGTTCCGTCTTCGGCCTGTCCATACCGTCCTGGATTGGTTTGAAGAAGAAGGGATAATTAACTGAGATGGGTACGACCTTATCAGTAAACATCTTTTTGGCGTCTGGCCCGGACTTTGATAAAATGCCAAATCGTGAATCTGTGGATATTGTTGCTTGATTAACCGTCTCGCCTGATGCCATGAAAGAGAAACCTGACCGTCGGTTTTTAAGATAACACATTCCGTAACACCGTACATCTGCTTTACAAGCTTCCCAGAATATAAAGAATAATCGGTTTGATTCCCTAAAGTCTGCTGCCCCAACATCAATTTTGGACCACTGCAAGTACATGTAGTGAGTGCCAGTAATATAAGAAGGCTTGTCTTTATTAAAAAACCAAAAACCTTCTTCACGCCTTTTAAATTCTGTATCAATATAGTCATACCACTTTTCTTTAAATTGTGAAGGGTATTCATCCCAATCAAATACCGATTTTATTTTTGAAAGCTCTTTCGGGTACTCCATGTGTTTCCACTTGTTGCCTTCAAATTTAATAACATCATCTTCTTTTGGTAATGCTATTTTTATTCCTTGTATTTCGTAAACCTCTCCTAT